AAGTGCAAATGCAATTCCAAAAGCTATAATACAAGCAATAAAAATTACAGTTGCAGACTTGTATGAAAATAGACAAAGTGTAATTGTTGGAAAAGTTGTAAGTGAAATTCCAAGGACAGCACAATATTTAATAAATCCATATAAAATTCAAAGACTATGATTTCAATTGGTAGTATGGATAAGCTTTGTTATGTTGAAAGTCCAACATATTCTAATAATGCAAACTACGGAGGGATTCAAAGTGTTACATATGCTGCAACTCCTTCTGTTGGAAATAATAAGATTTATGCAGCAGTTGAATACAAAGGAGGAAAAGAACAAGATGATGGAGAACAAAAAACTGGAGAAATTGCAGCTGATTTTTATATAAGATATGAGAAATTCAAAGAATCAATCAAACAAAATTGGAGAATTTATTATGTTGATTCATCTGGAAGTAATAAATATTATTATATTGAATCCATTGCTTTTATTGATGGGAGACATAAAATAACAAAATTAAGAGCAGTAAATAAAGAAGTTGAATAATGCCTGGACAAATAAACGCTGGAAAAGTTTTAGGAAATAAGGAATTGAGAGCAGCTTTCAATAAAATACCTTACAAAGTTAAAAGAAACAAATTTCTTTTGGCTGTTATGAGAGCATCTGCAAAGCCTATTATTCAAGCTGCAAGAGCAAAAATAAACAATGATGAAGGAGATTTAAAAAGAAGTATCAAAGCTTTTAGCACCAGAGCATCAAGAAGGCTACCAGCTTTATATGTAGGTCCAAAAGCAACTGGAGGAAAAGCTAAAAAGAATGACCAGAGGGGGGGTGGTTTTTATGGAGCAATGGTAGAATACGGAACAGCAACAGCTCAGCCTCATCCATTTATGCGACCAGCTTGGGAATCTACTCAGAATCAAAGTGCGGCAATACTTTTGGAAGGAACAAGAAAAATTGTTGAAAAGATATTGCAAAGAGAATTAAAAGGACAAAAAAGACTTTACAAACTATGAGAAGCGGAGCGGTCATATTTCCCTTATTAAGCGACTATGTTGCTTTAACAAATGTTATTCCAATGGCGAATATGTTTGCTGTCAGAGCACAACAAACAACCTCTGCTCCATATTTAGTTTATAGAGAAATTTCTACTGTTCCATTGAATACAAAAGGAGACAGCACAGATGTCAATGCAGACCCAAGATTGAAGCAAAGAAGTATTTTGGATGTTACTACTGTTCAAATATCTGTTTTTGCAGATGATTATTTGACTGTTGAAAATGCAGCTGCTTTAGTTAGAGAAGCATTGGACAGAGAACACGGAGCAGTAAACACACCATATAACAATACAATTTCAGTTGATTCAATTGTTTTTGATAATGCAGTTGATGACTTTGATGAAGATTTTGGACACAAAGGAATTTATATAAAACATTTAGATTTCACTTTAAGACTCAACAGATTGTTTACTGGCTTGACTTATACAAACACATTCAGCGTTCAGTTTGATGGTGTTGATGAATATATTGACTATGGAGATTCTGATTTCTTTACACCAGGGGGAACAGCTTCCAGCACTGGCTGGAGTTTGTCTTGTTGGTTTAAATTAGATTCTACTGGTTCAACACAGTTTATTTTAGGAAAAAACAATCAATCAATTTCTGGAACAAATCGCTTTGAGTGGGATATGTTAGTTCGATTAACAGACCAGCTGAGATTCAGATTCTTTTTTGGAAATTCAAATACGGATTTTGTTCAATTTGATACAGTACAAACTTTTACAAGCGGAGTTTGGTATAATGCAATATGCACTTATGATTTGTCTCAAACAGATACTGGATTCAATATGTATATAAATGGAGATTTAAAAAACACAACAAACGGAGGAGCAACAGTAAATGTTCTTGGTTCATATGGAACAATAAGCAACACTCAAAATAAATTCTTTATTGGTAGAAGTGGACCTAATTATTTTTCTGGAAAAATTGATGAAGTTGCTATTTATCAAGAAGTTATAAATCAAACTCAAGCGACAGCAATTTATAATTCTGGAGCAACAGCAGATTTAACTTTAAGTCCAACTGGTTCAGATAATTTGATTGGTTGGTGGAGGATGGGAGATGCTGGTTCAACATTTCCAACAATCATTAACAGTTCTACATTTGTGACAACAACATTAAATGGAACAATGACAAATCAAGAGTCCACAGATATTAATACAGATGTACCAAGCTAATGAAATATTGTATAGTTCCATATAATAAAATAGATGATATAAATTTTTCAGAAGTAATTGAAAAAAAAGATAGTGTGAGATTTAATTTAGACAACACAGAATTTATTGTCAAGTATAATGGAGAAAAGCCATCTTCATTGAGTGAGTATCAAGAAATGACAAGAGAACAGATAATTTTAATAACTACCAATCCTGAGAATGGATGGATAAATAAATAAAAAATGGAAGATATAAAACTTATAAAAGAATATAAAAGTGTTCACGGAAGAGTATATCCAGTTGGAAGCAAAATTGCTTGTTGTAGAGATACTTACAAAATGCTTTTAGAAAATGGATATTGTGAACCTTTAAAGGGAGATAAAAAAGTTAGTAAGAAAAAAACTAAAATAGAGAAAAAAGATGGCGACAATAAATAGTCAACAAATTACAGAAGCTGGACTTGTACCAACAAGAACAATTGTGACTTCAAGTGATGATTTTGTAAACACTGGAAAAGAGTTTATTCTTTACACCAATTCAAGCGGAGTTACAAAAACTGTTACTATTACAGCTCAAGTCACATCAGTTAACTCTCCAATATTTGGAACTTTAACAAAAGCAAATGCAACAAAAGCTGTCAGCAATGGAGAGACAGTTTTGATTGGACCTTTTGAACCATCGGCTTTTAATGATTCAGACCAAAAATGTACTTTTGCAATAACTCCATTTGTTGAATCAACAGACTCTGTTGCAATCTTATATTTATAATGGCTGCAACTCCTGGAATAATAAATGGAAGTGAATTTCTTCTGAAAGTAGATTCAGACTTTATTGCTCTGTCAACATCTTGCAGTTTAAGTATCGAGCAAAAGTTAAGAGATACAACAACAAGAGAAACAGAAGGATATCGACAGCAAGTGGGAGGAGTGAGAGCGTGGTCAATGGAAGCAGAAGGACTTGTTGCTTTTAATAATTTAAGCGGAACAAGTTACACAGCAATAACTGGAGAGCAAAATGTCGAAGATTTAATTTATAATTTTATTTTAACAAGAACAGAAGTGACTGTTAAATTAACTCCAGCAAATGTGAGTCAAGTTGGAATGATAGAGTGGATTGGTCAAGCATATATTACAAGCGTATCAATGGACACTCCAAATCAAGATAATTCAACTTTTTCTGTATCTTTACAAGGAAAAGGAATTTTGAATCAGCAAATAACAAATCTTATATGATGAAAAGAACAACTAAAATTAATACTAGTAATAATCAAAAATTTTAAAAAATGGGAACAGATGGCGTTATAAACGGAACAAAATTTGGTGTTTATGCAGCGGGTACTAAGATTGCATTTGCTACATCAGCATCAATTTCTATCAACCACAATCTAAGAGATACATCAACAAAAGATTCTGGAGGATGGAGAGAACAACTTGAAGGACAAAGAGATTTTGAAGTTTCAGTTGAGGGAATGTTAATTTTCACAAACCTTGATGGAAGTGCAATTTCTGGTCTAACAATCAATGAATTATATACAAGTTATATTGCAACAAGAACAGTTTTTGAGTTGAAATTTTCAACAGAAGAAACTGGAGATATCAAATGGACTGGTCAAGCTTTTATGACAAGTATTTCAATTGATACACCAAATGAGGATAGTTCAACAGTATCTGCTAGTTTCAGCGGAACTGGAGCACTGACTCAGGCAACAGTTTAATAATTAGAGAAATCACAGAGGGTTTTTTTAGGCTCTCTGTGAAAATTCTCACAATAAAATAAGAAAAAATGACATACGAAATAATAGAACTAGCAAATAAAAAATATCCAATTTTCTTTGGCTTTAATGGTTTAAGAAAATATTGTGCAAAAACTGGAACATCATTAAATAAATTAATGACTCTTGGACAAGATATGACTCTGG